GCTGGAACCCTGCGTGGTACCAGTCGATGATCCTCAAGGAGCTTGCAGACAGCCGTAAGGTATCGGTCATTGGCCCCCACGGCATGGGCAAGACGGCGATCGACGCAGTCGCTGTCTTCTGGTTTGCTCTCACCCGCGAAATGGCTGGCGTTGACTGGAAGGTAGTCACGACCGCCGGCGTCTGGCGCCAGCTGCAGCGATACCTTTGGCCTGAGATCCATAAGTGGGGCAAGCGCCTGCGAAGCCCGCTGTGGCGTAACGCGCTCCTGACAACCGAGATGAAGCTGCGTTACGGTCAGGCCTTTGCTGTTGCATCTGATGACCCGGCCAACATCGAGGGTGCCCACGCGGACGAGATCCTGTACCTGATTGACGAGGCAAAGAACGTCCCGCCTGCGACGTGGGATGCAATCGAGGGTGCAATGTCCGCAGGCAACGCGTACTGCCTCGCCAACTCTACTCCAGGCAAGGCAGAAGGGCGGCTGTACGAAATCCACGCCAAGCGCCCTGGTTACGAGGACTGGTTCACCTACCACGTGACCCTCGATGACGCCATCTCCGCCGGGCGCGTCAGTGCCTCCTGGGCGGAGGCACGCGCGAGACAGTGGGGCACGAACTCCCCGGTCTACATCAACCGCGTCCTGGGCGACTTTTCTACGACTGACTCTGATGGCGTCATCCCACTGGAGTGGCTCGAGGTAGCCCAAGAGCGTTGGGACGAGCTGCAGGCCGCAGGTAAGCTGGAAGCCGACCTCCTGCGCGCGGTTAGCGCCGACGTAGCTACCGAAGATGGCGTGGACAAGACGATTATCGCTACCCTCCACGGTACTACCTTGAGTCGCTTGCTGTCTTTCCCGAATGTCGATACGATGGCAACAACGGGACACGTAAAGAGCCTCATCGACAACGCTCGTCCTGGCCGACTCAAGCCTTTGGCAGTTATTGACGCGATTGGTGTCGGTACAGGCGTGGTTGACCGCTTGCGGGAGCAAGGCATCAAGGTAGACGCGTTCATGGGGTCCTCAAAGGCCAAGTATAAGGACAAGACCGGCGAGTTGACCTTCTTGAACCGTCGCGCCGAGGCTTGGTGGACGCTACGCGACCTCCTCAACCCTGCTTTTGGCACTGAGATTGCGATCCCGAGTGCCGAGGTGTCCCCAACGCTAACCGGGGACCTTGTTGCACCTAAGTGGGACCAGACTTCCACCGGCCACATCAAGATCGAGGACAAGGACGACATCCGCAAGCGTCTTGGGCGCAGCCCCGACGAGGGTGATGCTGTTACGATGGCGTTTAACGCACGGATTGATCGTGGTACAGATATCTTGGATGCGATCCCGAGAAGTCTGGAGAAGACCTCGACGTGGGGCCTTCGGCCATGAGAAGGCTCTGGATGCGTATAAGACATCCTATCTTCTACTTTCAGCTGGTTCGCCACTTCTATCGACGTCAACGGTCATGACCATCAACGTTGTTCTCTTCACGAGCACCTTCGATACAGGTGGTCAGGGTTGGCGTATCAAGCGGGCCTTTGAGAGACACCAGCCTGACTTCACTGTGAGGTCAATCCACACGACCGAAGCCTATTTTGGCTATCCGCACGACGTCCTCTACGCGGCGGGGCCAGATAACGCCTATAAGCTCACCGAAGCAGCTGATATCATCCATTTCCGCAACCATTTCGGTGGTCTTAAGCGCCTCCGGGCCTCTGAAAGGCCAGTTGGGCTTGTTTTACACCATCATGGCACCAAATTTCGTGCTGAACACGTTACTTTGGCTGAGGAAGCACGTCAAAAAGGTGCAATTCAGCTGGTTTCGACGTTGGATTTGGCTGTTTTGGAGCCTGATTTGGAGTGGTTGCCGAGCCCATTTGACGTCTCTGAGCTGGCCAACATGCGTCTCGCTGCCCAAGACGCCCGTGTACCTGGGCCCATCAGGATTGCACACTCTCCGACGAACCGCATCGTCAAAAGCACGAATTTGGTGCTAGAGGCAGTCCAAACACTTGTAAACAGCGGTTTTAGCGTTGTTTTGGACTTGATTGAGCGCAAATCTTACGCCGAGACGCTGTTTCGCAAGGCAAAAGCCGACATTTTGATCGACCAGCTGCATCTTGGCTACGGAAACAGTGCAATCGAAGCGTGGGGCATGGGTATCCCTGTCATCGCTGGTGTCGCAGACCCCAAAGTGCGCCAGGCCATGCTGGATACTTGGGGCAGCCTCCCCTTTTACGAGGCAATGCCTAGCAACCTTGCCGACCGCCTGGCCGAACTGATAACCGACTCAGACCTTCGCTCCCATTGGGGAGAAGTCGGCCGTAAGCACGCTTGGCAGTATCACGAGGAACAGAGGGTTTCTGAGCTCCTAGCTAACCACTACCGTAACTCGCTAGCAGAGAGGGCAAGCTAATGGCCAAAGGTAAAGATTTCAAGCTTGACTTGGGTACGCTTGGCTCTACAGGGCTGCCTGTTTACAGTGGTAGGATCTATGACGAGTCGCTCGTCGAGCTGGACGGCGAGCATGGCCGTAAGGTCCTGCGCGAGATGTCTGAGCAGGATCCGATCATTGGTGGCGTCCTGCTTGGGGTAGAGTTGCTCTCCCGCCAAGTCCCCTACACCATCAAAGCTGCTGACGAGTCTGACAAGGCCCACGAGATTGCGGACTTTGTCGATGAGGCTCTTACCGACATGAGTCCTTCGTGGGAGGACACACTGTCAGAGATTTTGTCTTACCTTACCTATGGATGGTCTTGGCTTGAGATCATCTACAAGCGCCGCCAAGGCCTTAAGCCCAACTCCCCGCAGAAGAGTTCACGCTTCGACGACGACAAGATCGGTTGGGGTGGTTGGTCGATCCGCTCGCAGGAAACGCTTGACCACTGGGAGTTTAGCGAAGGCGACAAGGGAGAGCTGGTGGCAATGCACCAGTGGGCTCCACCTGACTACAAGGCGGTCCGTATCCCGCGAAACAAGTCCCTGCACTTCAAGACTCGCAGTCGGCGCGAGAACCCCGAGGGCGTCTCGATCCTCCGCAACGCGTACCGCCCTTGGTACATGAAGAAGAACATCGAAATCATCGAGGGCATCGGTGTCGAGCGAGACTTGGCAGGCTTGCCTGTCCTGTGGGCACCATCGAACCTGTTCTCTGCTAACGCTTCTGCTGACGAGCAGTCGTTGTTTGCCAAACTCCAGAAGATCGTAACCTCCATCAAGCGGGACGAGCAGGAAGGCATCCTGATGCCTATGGCCTTCGACGAGGAAGGCAAGAACCCGCTCTACAAGCTGGAGCTGCTCTCGACAGGTGGCGACCGACAGTTTGACACCAACGCGATCATCAACCGGTACGATGAGCGCATTGCAATGTCGATGCTGGCTGACTTCATCCTCATGGGCCATCAGGCGGTCGGTAGCTACGCCCTGTCGACTACCAAGACGGGCCTGTTTTCTACAGCCCTGAGTGCCTTCCTCGACCTGATTGTGGCCGAGATCAATATGCAAGCAATTCCGAGACTGGTCTTGCTGAATGGCTGGTCCCTGAAGGACTGCCCAACCCTCCAGCACGGCAAGATTGACACTACGGACCTCAGTAAGTTGGGCTCCTTCCTCAAGCAGCTGTCCGATGCAGGCATGGCTGTCTTCCCGAACCAGCTCCTCGAGAAGTACCTCCTTGAGACTGCTGGTCTGCCTGGTGATCCTGGTGTTGGTGAGCTGCCAATGCCTGTCCTGGACGAAAACGGCATGCCCATCCCGCCGGTCGTTGGGCCTGATGGCCAGCCGCTTCCTCCGCCGCCCCCGCCCCCACCCAATCCGTTGATGAGTCCTGTGCCCAGTGCTGCCAAGCCGCCAGCTACTAAGCCTGCTGGCAGGCCTGCTCCTGTTGCTCCCCAAAAGCCTACTGCTAAGCGACCAATTGCCAGAGCAGCCCACGAACCTACTACTACCTTCACTCCACTGGCTGTTCGTGTGGCTAGATTGAGCAAACAGCTCATGGCCGAGCTACCTGCTAACGAGTACCGAAGTTTCCTTGAGGCTGTCCTCAAAGCAGGCAGTTTTGATGAGTTGTCCAGTAGGTACCAAGACCTGATTAGTGAAGCTGAGTCTGGCGAATGAGAGAGGACTAGCTCTTAGCCTCTAAGCTCTGCATAGACGTCTGCCCTGAGGAACGCGATGCCGTACTCCAGCATCAGTGCGCTACCTGATTACATCAGGAAGAAGCCAGAGTCCACGCAACGCCAGTGGTTGGCTGTGTGGAATAGCTCCTACTCTGCTTGCATGAAGGACGGTGGTAATGCCTCGGACTGTGAGTCCGGGGCATTTGCTCGTGCTAATGGAGTAATCAAAGGAGCTGAGGAGGCCGAACTGAGCGAAGTGACACTTGAGGCTTTGGTAACCAGCGAGTATCTGCGTCTTGAGAAGGCCGACAGTCGCGTTGGCTATCGAGCAGCTTCGGGCTCAGATAAGCCATGCAGCTCCTGCCGGTTCTACAACGCGATGGACCTGAGTTGTTCAGTCGTCGAGGGTTCCATTGATTCTACTTGGACGTGCGATCTCTGGACCGAACAGATGGCCGGGAACGCCCTGCCTACAGCGTCAATCGACGACGAGGCAGGTCTAGACTGGTCTGAGTCAGAGGCGTTCTCGACCTTCCAAGTCTTCGTTGCTCATACGTTCGCTACCGACGACTACTCATCTTCACAGTGGATCCCGTTCTTGCCTACGCCAGGCAAGTACCAGCACCCAACCTACGGTGAGATTAACATCACCAAGGACTTCAATACTGCGCTAGTAGCGTCTGTCAGGAACCGCATTTACCAAGACAACATCCCCCTTGATGTCGAGCACGAGACCAAACTGTCTGGTGCTGTGGCTTGGATCAAGGATATGCGCGTCAACGACAACGGCTCTGCAGACGCGTACGTCGAGTGGACCGATCGCGGACGTGCTCTTCTCAAGGGCGGTCAGTTTAAGTACGTCTCGCCCGAGTGGTTTAGCAGGTGGCGTGATCCTGCTTCGGGTAAGGTGCACCTGAACGTCGTAGCCGGAGGTGCGATTACTACACGCCCATTCTTCAAGGAGAAGGTGCTTCGAGCACTGGTTGCCAGCGAGACTGGAGCACAAATCATCGAGTCCGACAAGGAGGACATTAGCGTGCCCGATCAGACCCCTACCCCGACCCCGACGCTGCCTGAGACTGTCAACAGTTATACGGCTGCAGAGGTGGACGAGAAGATCAAGAGTGCTCAGGAGGAAGCTGCTGCTTCCTTCAAGGAGCAGATGGACAGCATGGCTACGAAGCTGGAAGCAGCCGAGGCCCTTGCAATGTCTGAGAAGACAGCCCGCGAGACCTTGGCCACGCAGCTTGCTGAGATCCAGCAGACCAATCGTCACAATCGGTTTGTTGAACTGGTCGCAGGTCGCGGGGGCTCCAACGACGGCGCCCCGTGGGCTGGCGATGCCGAGAAGCACGTTGCACTCCTCGAGAAGCTTGCCGAGCAGTTTGGCGAGGACAACGAGGTGGTCGTCACCTACACCGAGCAGCAGACTGCCATTGCACAGCAGCTGGCGCAGTCTGACGCGTTCAAGGAGCTTGGTAGCTCCGCTCGTGCCGAGTCCAATCCCGAGAAGCAGCTGGATGCTCTGACGAAGAGTCATCAGGCTGCAAATCCGAACCTGACCTTCTCTGAGGCGCAGGCAGCAGTCCTGAAGACAGCAGAGGGGGTGCGCCTCTACGAGCAGATGGCGTAGATGCACAGTCCATCAACCCATAGCTGGGAAGTCGCACGAAAGGAGACCACACGGTGGCCTACGAGATCCCTGGCTTTAGCTTCACACTCGTTGCGGGTGAGGATCTGACCAGTAGCCAGTTCTGTGCTGTGGACGTCGAAGTGTCCACCGGCAACGTGATTCTGCCCACGAAGGGCGAGCGCGCCATCGGCGTCATTCAGAACAAGCCTGACGACGGCGAAGCGGCCACGATTGTGGTCACTGGCGTCACCAAGGTGCTTGTCGGCGTCGGCGGCCTCATCGCTGGCAACAACGTGACCGTGGACGACGACGGTACCATCATTCAGGCAGCAAGCGGTGACCGTTGCCTCGGTATTGCGCTTTCGACTGGCGCAGAGGCAAGCCTTCAGACGGTCCTGCTGCTCAACGGTGGCGCGACGGTCGCCGGCTCGTAAACGACTTTAGACAAGCAAGGAGGCAAATAGCACATGGCACAGCCTACGGGCAGTGATCTCCACGTCAGCCGCCCACTGACAAACATCAGCGTGGCTTTCATGCAGGGGAATGAAGACTTTATCGCTGATAAGGTTTTCCCCTCTGTCCCCGTTGAGTTCAAAGCCAACGAGTACTACAAGTACAACCGTGGCGACTGGTTCCGTACGGCTGCGCAGAAGCGCGCTCCCCGCACGGAGTCGGCAGGCACCGGTTGGTCGGTCGGCAAGGACTCCTACCTGTGCAGCGTGCAGGCAGTCCATACTGACATTGCTGACGAGGATCGCGCAAATACCGACACGCCCATGCTTGACATGGACCGTGACGGTACCCTCCTCGTGACCCGTGACATGCTCCTCCGTCGCGAGCTTGACTGGGTCGACAACTACTTTGGTAAGAGTAAGTGGACCGGGGCTACCGATCAGAAGGGTGCTTCGACTGCTTCCACTAACCAGTTCATCCAGTGGGACCGCAGCTCCTCGACTCCCATCGAGGACTTTGCTGCACTCTCTACGACGATGAAGGAGAAGACAGGCTATAAGCCGAATGTCCTCGTTATCGGCCAGCGTGTCTTCGACGGCCTCAAGAACTGCGGCGAGTTCATCGAGCGGATTAAGTACACCCAGCGTGGCGTCCTTACCCTCGACCTCATTGCTTCCCTCCTTGACATCGACAAGGTCCTTGTTCCTGCTGTCGTCCAGAACACGGCAGACGAGAACGAGGCCGAGGACATGTCCTTCATCTACGGCAAGGATGCTCTCCTTTGCTACGCAGCGCCGAGTGCCGGCCTGATGATCCCGTCGGCCGGCTACACGTTTGAGTGGACTGGCTTCCTCGGATCGGTGCGTGGCAGTCGCATGAAGAAGTTCAGGATGGAGCACCTCGAGGCCGATCGCATCGAGGCAGAGATGGCCTACGACATGAAGCAGGTCAGCTCTGATCTCGGCATCTTCCTTTACGACTGCGTCCAGTAGAAAGCCGGAGGCCCGTCCGCTAATGGCAACCTACTTGGTGTTGAAAAGGGTAAAGGAGGATACGGTGTCTCTTCCAGGAGAGCTACTCGTTGATCCTCCTAATGCCCAGCTCTTGATTGAGCGGGGATACCTCACACCCGTACCAGACAACTATCCTGGGGCTGTCAGTAAGGTTGTCCCCCCTCCAGCTGACAGCCCCAAATCTCGTCCAGTGGCAAGAGCCACGACTCGGCGATAGCTGAGGTCAACTAGTCGTGCCATACGCCGACAACCCTGCAAACTCCCTAGCTGACCGCGTGAGGTTCTACGTTGGTGATACTAACACTGCTGTAGAGCTGCTCTCGGACAGCGAGGTAGACTTCTTGCTGGAGGATGAGAACAGAGATCCGCTTAGGGCGGCGGCACGTGGCGCTGAGATTCTAGCTGCAAAGTATGCTGGCCAGGCAGAGGAGAAGAAAGTCGGTCCTCTTACCTTGACCAACAGGCGTCAGTCGCAGGCAGATCGCTACCGGCAGCTCGCCAAGACTCTTTGGTCTCGTGTTGCGTCCTCTGGAGGTGCAGCTCCTTTTGCTGGCGGCATTAGCAAGTCAGACAAGGAGATGCGAGAAGACGACGGCGATCGAGTGCCGCCAGTCTTCAGCCGGGACATGATGGAGTACACTAACGACGAGGAGCTCAGGCCGTGAGCCCCCTTGAGGCTGAGCTCATTAGCCTCATGCTGGACGCGGTTACGCTCGAGCCCAAGACTGGCGTTGATAAGTTCAATAACTTTATCTATGGCGATCCAGTAGCAGTACGCTGTCAGATCGTCCGTGTCAACAAGCGAGCCCTTAGCCGCGCAGGTCGAGAGCTCATCAGTACGGTCCAAGTGATCTTGGCCGATCCTACCCTCGTTGTAACTACAGATGATCGTCTCACACTTCCCGACGGTACCCAGCCTGCAATCATTGAAGTGCTAGGTGCTAAGGACGACGTGGAAGACTACTATCTGGAGCTGAGGGCCTAATGCCGTACGAAGTCCAGGTTCAACTCATTGGCCTCGATAACGTCATAGCTGCGCTTGAAAGCCTTGGGCCAGGCATCGAAGATGCTGTTGGTGCAGCTGTTCAAAGAGAGGCTGAGTACGAGCTTACCCTTACTCAAGAGCAAGTTCCTGTTAAAACAGGCCAGCTCAAGCTTAGTGGTAGGGTTGAGCCTGCCGACGAGAGCATGGTAGTTGCCTCCGTCATTGCGTATGGAGGCCCGGCGGGCTCAGGCGGGCCCGACCAGACAGTCGATGTAGACTACGCCCTCGTCGTCCACGAGGACCTCGAGACACCTCACCGTGTAGGTAAGGCAAAGTACGTAGAGGACCCTGTGCGACAGGAGATGACGAGCGGTCGTGCACTGTCTCGCATGGCAGCTGACATTACTGCGATGCTTGAGTCTGGTTTCCGAGGTTCTGGCGGCTACCAAACCCGCAGTGGCCGGTGGCTTAGAGGACCAGGTGGCAAGTTTGGCGGGTCTACGAGTTAGCCATGTCGACCCTATCTGAGCTTGGTGACTATCTTGCAGGTCTAGGGATTGGTGACCTAGGCGTTGACCTATTCCTGGGTTCGCGGCCAGACGCACCAGATACAGCACTCACACTTTATCAGTATCCTGGCGGAGCGCCAGAGTACATTCAGGACTCGTTTAACCCATCTGCGGAGAGTCCGCAGATCCAAGTCGTAGCCAGAGCACTTAAGTACGAGGACGCAGACGCTTTGGCTTCAGCTGCGTGGGTAGCTCTCTCACCCATCACCAACACAAAGCTAGGAGGTACTTACTATCGGAGCGTGCGCCCCAATGGTAGTCCTGGCACGATGGGTCGTGACAGCAACGACCGCGTACTTGTCTTCTTCAACGTAACGGTCGAGAAGGAGGTGTCTCTTGAAGCCGTCAGCTGACCACGAGGACCGTCGGTCAGCGCCACAGCATCCCTCGGCTGACGACAAGCCTCCCTTTCCGCTGGCTGAACCAGGCGAGTACTACATCGGGCTTTGGTCGGGGCTGCCTAACTTTGGTTGTCCTTACTGCGGTTATGCTACCCTGGACGGATCTGGAGCAGTAGAAATTCACATCCTGTCCAAAATCGACCAAGGCAATCTCAAACATCTCGTAGCTCTTGATACCAAGTAAAGGAGACTCGAGTGAGCAACGCTATCAGCGGTCCTGGCTTCCTGCTCCAGGTGGGCACAGCCGCTGGCAACAACGGTGCCTTCACTACCATTGCTGAAGTGAAGGACATCACTGGTCCTGCAGTGAGCCTCGACGTCATTGACGTCACCAACCAGGATAGTCCCGATCAGTACGAAGAGATCATCCCGTCGATCCGTCGTGCGGGTGAAGTCGACTTCGACGTCAACTTCGATCCGGCGAGCGGCACCCACGACGGCGCGACCGGCCTTCTCTATCTTGCCAACAACAAGCTCAAGAGGGGCTTCCGCCTGAACCTGAACGACCCGGACGACAGCTACATTGCCTTCGACGGCTACGTCGTTGGCTTCTCGTGGAAGGCCCCGGTCGCTGGCGTCTTGGCTGCAACTACCAAGATCCGCGTGACTGGCAAGCCGCAAATCTTCACCCTGCCTTCGTAGGCAGCAGTTCTCTGACTGAGAAGGAGTTTTTCAGGTGTCTACCGTCCTAACCCGCGATCAGATCAAAGTCGTTGATGATCGCAAGATCGAGTCGGTTGAGGTCCCCGAGTGGGGAGGCATGGTGTACGTCCGAGGGCTGAGCGGTACGGACCGCGACTCCTTTGAGATGGCCATGATCGAGCAGAGTAGAGGCAAGGGCAAGCGAACGCAGGAAGTCAACCTGCGGAACCTCCGCGCCAAGCTCGTCGTTCGCACCGCAGTCGACAGTGACGACACCGAGACAGCCAAGCCCATCTTTGAGATGGCGGACATCGAGTGGCTGGGCCGCAAATCGGCACAGGCTCTCCAGCGTGTGTACGCTGTGGCCCAGCGCCTCTCTGGTCTGTCTAACGAGGAAGTGGAGGAACTCACAACTGATCTGGGGGAAGGCCAGAGCGACGATTCTGGTTCCGACTCACCCTCGCCCTCGGGCACCGTTCCGTCGCTGAGTGCCAACGCTGGGTCAGCAGCCACGAGTTCGCGGAGTGGCTTGCGTACGATCGGCTCGAGCCCATCGGAGACAGACGACTCGACCTCCTAGTCGCTCATCTAGCATATAACGCCTACCTGGTCAGTGGTAACGTAAAGAAAGACCACGTGCTGCCATTTAGCGACTTTGTTCCTAAATGGCAGGCCTCTGCTGAAGGTGAAGAACCAGAAGTAAACGAAGACCAGCTTCGGACCAAGGTAGCAGCGGCATTCGGCGCAGCATTTGCCGAAAAGCCTGCAAGCGGGAGGACAAGTGGCTAGTACCCTTGCCACACTCCTTATCAAGCTAGGCTTCGATGTCTCTAGCGTCTCATCGGGCGGCAAGATTGCCCGAAGTGAGCTAGACGCTGTTGGTGCTGCAGCTCGTAAGGCAGGTGACATGATCCTGCCTACGACTGCAGCACTCAACAACATGGCAAAGGCAGTTGATTCAGTTAGGGGCTCAACTGGAGGAACGGTTGCTCTTAACAACCTAGCAAAGGCTGCGCAGGCAGTGTCAACAGCTACTGGCGGCTCTGCCACAGCAATGAACTCCTTTGCTAGAGCAGCAGCGGCTATTGGTACTTCAACTCAATCAGGCACTGCGCTAAACGCGTTCGCCAAGGCAGCCGCAGCCGTTACCACTGCCACCGGCTCGCCACAGACGCTAACGAGGTTTGCCGACGCCGCCACAAAGGTTGCACAAGCAGGTACACCTGCAGGAGTCATTGCCTTCTCCAAGGCCATAGAGTCACTAGCTCCTGCTGGTGCAACGGGGGCAGCTGGCCTAAAAGCCATCGAGGCTGCAGCACTTAGTGCTAAGGACGCCTTTGCGTCTACTGCAGGTGCAGGCGGAGTGCTCACCGGAGCCGGACTTACTACTGGTGCTGCCAATGCGGCAACTGGTCAGCTGACTGCAATGGGTGCTGCGGCAGCTGGCGCAGCAGGTGGCGTCGTAGACCTTGCCTTCTCTGAAACAGACGCCACGCAAGAGGCCCTTGGACTACTTCGAGGCCTTATAGGTGCTGCAGGAGGAGCAGACACTGCGGATCAGGCAGCCGACGATCTGAGTACTGGCCTCGATGAGACTGGCCAGTCGATGAACGAGGCCAGCCAGGCCAGCCAGGGCCTCTCGACCAACACCGTTAGCCTTGCCGACGCTCTGCGAGGCCTGGCTTCGCTGCTGACAGTCCTCCTTAACCTGCCGACTGCGTTGGGTAACATCGCGACTGCTGCTGGCAACGTTGGCCAGGGCCTAACGGATGTCTCGGCTGCAGTTAATGCGAGCGGAGGGCCGACGGGCGAGTTTGTCCAGACCTTGGAAACAATCGACCAGGCCTTGGACAACACCAATCAGTCCTTGGACCTGATGCAAGGAACCTTCAACGAATGGGCTGTCGCGGCTGGTGTCACGACAGCCCTTAGCGCTTCCCTGGTGGGCGGCTTTGATGCTGTTGGCGATCAAGTCGACGAGTTGACTGCAAAACTGCGTGAACTTCTGCAGGCCTTCCAGACCCTTGCAGACTTCCAGCGAGAGCAAGGTGGTGGCGAAGGTGGCATTGGTGGCTTGGGTGCAGTCCTACCGACTCCTCCTCAGCCTCCCACTGGTGGCGGGGGTGCGGTCAATCCTGACTACGATGCTGCTATTGCTGAGGCTGAGCGCCTCCTTGGTCTAACTGGAGAGCTGCGCGATCGTCTTGACGACCTTGGCTCTGTTGGCCAACAAGCAGGAGAAGAGGTCGCTGCTGGATTTGCCAACTTTGAGAGCGTGTTGGGTACTCTGCAGGCGATGGCAGATGCCGGTAAGATTACAACGGCAGATATCATTGATTTGGAGAATGCTCTAAGTACTGTCCACCCTGCTCCTGCTGTCGAGGCAACTATCCGTGCAATCACTGGTGGTGCTGCTAGCCTCACTGAAGAGCTTACAAATCTGCTTGCAGGCGTGGTGGCGTTCGGTGAAGCTGCAGATATTGCTGGGGAGAAAGCTGAGACACTCCTAGCACAACTCAGTGCAATGCACGCTGTTGGAGACTTGACTGCTGAGCAGTTCAAGGTTATGAGCGAAGCGCTTAGGCCTTGGGTTGAAGTTAACATGGGCCAAGGCTTTGCTACCCCTAACTTTGATCCTGCACAACTGGTCAAGCTTGAAAATCTGAACAACCTTCTTGACGGCGTGGTCCAGGGTGCAATTGCCGCAGACAATGCAGTTTGGGTGCTGGGTGGGTCTCTTGAAGAAGCAGCACCGTCTGCCGGTTCCTTCTCTGGCTATATCGATGGCCTAATTGAAAGACTCATGCAGTTGGGCACTGGCAATGAGTGGGCCTACAAGACGTTCCAAGAGCTCATCGAGGTCTTGCAGACGGCACAGAGCGTAGCCAATGAAGGTACGATGGCACCCTTCGACATCACTGACGTCAAGGCTGCAGAAGCTGCACTCATTAAGTTGGAGGAAGCAGCACGCAGAGGTGCCATCACCAACGCAGACGTTTCTGCTGCACGTGATGCCTTTCAGACCATTCGCGACGGTGCAGCGGATACGACAGCAGTTATTGACCAGGTAGGCCAGTCTGCCCAGGTTGCATTTGACATCGTTGCTCAGGCTAGTGAAGTTGCACAGGCTGCTGGTGAGCAGGGTGCAACAGGCTTTGAGCGAATGCTTGGCATCCTCGACGAGATCAGTCAGTCTGGCACCGTAATGATGACGATGGGCGACTACGTCAATACGCTCAAGGCCAGCGTGGAGTCGTGGTCTACAACAGGCAAGGGGCCAATCTCGATCGAAGAGATGACTCGCCAGGTTGCTGTTATAACTGCATTCAGAGAGAGCCTGATCTC